CGGACTCGACTTACACGCTGACTCTGGAGAAGGCACTAACTGATACTTTTGTTCTCGCGCTCCAGCAAGAGGTGCAGAGCGCATTGGTGGTGACAGCCGCCGAGAACTTCGGAACGATGACATTGCCGGCGTGCTTTGTTAAATGCACTCGCCAGCGAGAGAGCATTATCGACTCCGCGATTTTCCAGTTCTCGGTCGATATCGCCTTGATCGTGCAGGCCGACGACATGGATCAGATGGCAATGGAAAACTTGTGGTCGCAGGTTCTATGCGTCTCGCACGACATAACCGGACTCAAAGCCAAACTCAACGCAGTCCGTCCGCAATACGCTTTTGTTTTCGGCATCCTTCGAGACGGTCCGGTATCGCTCTCTTCAAACGAGCGGCACTTTGAACGCTCGGTCACGATCACGGTTCACGCCGCGCTTTTCGCAAGTTGACATTTTCCACGAATTACTATGCCAGCAACCGTCATCACCTCATCCGTCGCCTCAGGCGTCGAATTCGGCCTTCTCCAAGAGACAGGTCTTCTTCTTAATTCATTCTCTCGCTCCGTTCAGAGCGACAAAGCAACCGTCATGGACGCTCTCGGCGATACCGTCGCCGTGGCCTATTACAACAAGTCGGCAACGATCTCGCTCGACGGCGTCATCAACGGCGGCGTGGCTTACGAACTCGCCAACGTGCTAACGCTCGCCAACGATACAACGTCCTACGGCGTTTCTGGCGGTGCTGTTATCGTCGATTCCGTTTCCGAAAAGACAGGCGCAGGCACATTCAAAACGATCACCGTTTCCGCGACTCAGTATCCAGAGATCGTCTAAGCACCTGGCTCATGCCGCTGGCTCCCCGGCTAAAGGGAGCCGCCTTTTTATATATGGAATGCAATAAGAAATTTTTCCACACAATTAACCTAAAAGCTGCGGTGGCCCTAGCCACGCTAAATTTCAAGATGAATAAGCCACCGGTCACTCGACTGGTTCGCACCGACGGCAAGGAGTCCACCGAGTTCTGGTTTGAGGGAGTGAACGACAAGGGCCAAGACGCTTCTCAAGTCTATCGCCAGATGACAAAGGAAGGCGACGAACTTGAAGCAAAAGACCCAGAGAATCCGCTTTGTTACATCCGCGCAGCATTAGCGAACCGCGACGTCTTGGTGGATATCATCCGCAACACACCGCGACTGATTGAGGTTGAGCATAACGGCAAACGCATTGCCATTTCCGAGAACGCTTCGGACAAAACCAAACAGGAAATGACCAGATTTTTAAAATAATGAAAAAGACACAAAACACAGATCTAGTAAAAGACGACGAAATTCTCCGCATCCAAGCAATGGAAGACGGGCCGAAGAAAGTAAACGGGCGCATCCTGCGACCGATTACGGCGCTAACAATTAGCTGGATGCAACGCAACGAGGTATTCAGTGGCGATATGGACCCTGTTTGGAAAGCGGCGGCATTTACGTTCCTTCACTCCGAACCAATGAGCACCATTCGCGGCGTCGTCAATGACCGCGCAACATTCATCAACGCCGTGGATTCGTGGATCGAGAAAAACATGACGCACCATCACGAGACTTCTGATATGTCGGACGAGATGGGCAAGGCGTTCGACCTTTATAACTCCGCGTCTCCAGCATCTCAGCCAGGTGAAGGCTCGGGATCGGGAAACTAAACAGCCCCAACTGGCTCGCGATCTACGCCTACAGGCTAGTCAAGATCACGGGTTGGGGCTTTCGCGAGATCATGGAAGAGCTGCCCTTCGCGGCAGGGCTTCAACTCCTGCACGCTGACGACTATGTTAATGGGCGGCATTCGGCGTGGGCGAATAACAACGCCAGCGTCAATGTTGACGCTCTCGCCACCATAGAAGACACGCTCGCAAAATATGGCAAAATTCAAATTCGAGAGCTTGAAGTTTGAGCAGATCATGAAGGACTACGCAGAGATACGCGAAGTCACGATTCCTGACGCCGTCATGCTAAACGCTCGCCTTCTATGCGTGGAGTTGGCTAGAAGGACGCAGCCTTTCGGAGACAAGCAAGAGTCTGGAACTATTCGCGTCAAAAATGACATCGGCAAGATTATTAAAAACACAGAGCAACTTGACGAATACGCTGATAGAGTTGGATCACAAAGGATCAAGGCGCGACTCAAAGATTTGATAAAAAGCGGTAAATTTGATATCGTTGAAACGATCCTTCGCAATATTGGCTTTTTAAACAAGTGGACAGGGATGGAAGTTATTAGCGGGAGCAAAATGAAATCCGTCCACAACCAGGCTCGGAACAAAACGACAGGCCGCACGAAGTCGCGCGGATCAAAGCTATTTATCGCGTCCGTATCAGATCAAGAGACATATATTTCAGAGGTGCAAAAGCGAGTCGGCATCAGCAAAGGCGGATGGGCCGATTGCGCGACACAACTTAAAAAAGTAAACAAGGGAGGGTTGCTTGCGAACTTCCCGCCTTGGGTAAAAAAGGCGATGAGAAGCGGGTCGGGCAAAGTTCAAGACATGACGAGCGACATTAAGAATCCTCGCGTTGTATTGACTAATAATGTGCCGTGGGCAAGTACCGTCATTCCAGAAAGCGAACAAGCAAACGCAACCGCTGTTGTCGTCGTAAAGATGAGGAATCAGATGAATCAGATTCTAAAAAAGAGACAAAAAACCCTTACAGAAACCTAACAAAATGGCAGACGTATCAGTAACATTTGGAGCAACCGACGAAGGACTTGAGAAGACACTTAAGGCTCTGCAATCTGAGACAGATCAACTCAAGTTGAAGATGCGGACGACAGAGATGTCCGTTACTGAAGCGGGCGCGGCAATGAAAAAGATCGCTCAAAATAATGATCTTGAGAAAAAATTAAGACAGGTCGGAGACGAGTCGCAGGGAGCTTCATCTAAAGTCAAAACCCTCGGAACGGCGGCCGAAGATACAGGGAAAAAAGCGGAGATCGGCTTCGGTAAAATAGCCGTAGGCGCAACGCTCGCCGGAGCCGCAGCAAAACTAGGTTCGATGGCGATCGATGCGGCATTTTCGGTGGCGACAAAGACCATTGCAAGCTTCGGGGATGCTTTAAATATGGGCGGCAGGCTTAACGATCTGGCCGACCGCACGGGGCTTGCAGTTGATCGTGTTCTACTTTTGGAGAGAGCATTCCAAAACGCTGGAGTCGGAGCCGATTCTCTTGGCCCTATTCTCAACAAAATGCAAAAGGCGCTCGTTGACGCTGAAGACGGAACAAGTAAGGCGGCTTATGCCTTCGCCGGCCTAGGTCTTTCACTTTCTCAGCTGCGTGGGCTTTCGCCAGAAGAGCAACTCCGCACCATAGGAAAAGCTATCGCCGCTATTCCAGACCCTGCACAACGGGCCGCAACTGCGATGGAGATTTTCGGCAAGAGCGGTGGCGCACTTAACCAAGTATTCGCCAATTTCGACGACGAGATCGAGACGGCAAAACTGCAACTCGGATCGTTGCCCGACATAATGAAGGCGGGATCGTCGCAGTTTGACCGCATCAGCGACAACCTTGTTGTCGTGGGTGGCAAGTTTATCGAGTTTGCGGCAGGCTTGATCGACAAAGTCAAACCGGCACTCGATGCCATCACGACGGCGCTCTCGATGTTCGACGCCGCAAAGGTGGGGCAAGAGATCGGAGAGTTCTTTGTAGGCGCTGGCAACGGCATGAAGCTATTCCAAAGCGCAGTGGATTCGTTTAAAACTGGTAACTTTACAGACGGATTCAAGCTTGCTTGGGAGGCGATCGTCCAGCAGGCAAAGGACACGGCAAATAGTATCTATACGAATATCGTTGCAGCAATGAAGACCGTTGGCGATTTCATAAAAGATCAATTCAATTCAAGCGGGCCGCTAGTAATGGCAATTACATCCGCATTCGATTACGTTAGTGGATACATTAAAAAGGTAGTATCTGGATCGCTTGCGGATACGTTTACAAGTCTAGGGCCAGCATTTAGCCGTATCGCTGATGGATTAAAACAAAGTTCAGAAGCCGGTTCTAAGTCTGCAGAATTAGCATTGCAACGAATCCCAATCGCAGCAGAACTTGCGGCAGATAAAGCCAGCGAGTCAATGGGCGACATCCCCGCGAACTTCAAAAAGAACATGGCAGACGTCCCGCCATTGTTCGACACGGTCACACAAAAGCAGGCCGAGGTTGTAAAGGGAACCGATGCCATCATTTCTGCAGATCAGGCATGGGAGGCGCAGGCGATGGATCGCATCGACAAAGATGTTGCCGCTTCGCAAAAGGCCTTTTCGGAAAAGCAGGCTAATCAACAGACGTTAGCGAAAGATCAAACCGCCGAAGATGAGAGGGCCGCAAACGCCGAAAAAGCGAGGCAAGAAAAACTAAAAGAATCTGCCGCGCTCAAGCGTGATGAAGTCGCGCTCCAGCTTAAAATAAACGATGCGATTGCGTCTGGTAATACTAAAGAGGTAGAGCGGTTAAAAGGTGAAACTGCTTTAAACAAGAGCATCCAAGACATGATCAAAAGCGGCATGGGTGAGGAGGAGGCAACAAAGCTCGCCAACGAACTCGAGCGAGCATCAAGGGCCGCTGACAGAACGAAAAACTCACTTGCCACCAAGATCGGTGCAGATATTAAATCCAAGCAAGATACCGAAGCCGTTGACCCAGGCGGGAAGCTGATGAAGAAGGCGCAAGAGCAAATTGCGGCAGGACGATACGGAGCCGCCGAGGCAACCGCCCGCCAAATCAAAACACGCGAGCAAGAGGCCATGATCCGAGGAACGGGAGCAGGAAGCGACCGAAGGGCGCTTGCGGATATTGCGCGCGACTACGGGCTGGACAAAAAGAACTTGAGCCAATCACAACTCCGCGACGAGCTTTACAAAATCCGCACCGAAGGCCAAGGCACAAGCGACAAGGTCAAAAAATCACTTGAATCTACTCAAAAGCGAATGGGCGAGGGCATGAAAAAAGAGGCCGAAAAGAAGGTCGAAGAAAAGAAGACGCCGATGACTCTTGAGGGCATGGTCAAAATAATTCAAGAGGCCGTCGTCAAGCTCGAAATGAAACTCCCACAGCCAGTAATGGTCTAAAAAAATGGCACACATCTACCACGGAAAAGATACTTTAATTTTAACGGACGTCCAAAAACAGGACTTCCCGTCGAACCTTTCGCGCATTGACGCGACCTACAAGTGCAGGACGACCGAGGCTGACAACCTCGCGCCTTTGCTCGCCGCAGGCAACCGAATGCCAGAATATCCGGCCTATGTCATTCGCCAAAACCCCACGCGAGAGACAGGGCAGGACGGGTTCACTACGTTCAGATCATCCTCGTTTTCTTCAACGGGAACAGGCATTACAACGTCCACGCCTGCCGTTTTCGGGGCGATAGTTTCACAAGTTAATATTCCTTTCCAGTTTAGGTATTTAGGCGGTGGAATTGCAAATTTAACCGCTGGACTTCCTTTTACCATTTTATCTGACACGATCACGCGCACTTTTACGCTCGCCTCCAATGTGTCTGTTACTACGCTGGCTCTTCCTGCGGAAACGCTAAGCTACAAAATAGTTAGTTCAACGGAAGCTTTAGATTTTTATTTAGGAACCGGAACATATACAAAAGCGTCTTACAACCCATTTCAAGGAACAGTTAATTACGTCCCATTTGATCGAAATAACATTTTTACAAAAATCGCAATAATAAACGTAAACCGCGCGACCTATGGCGGTATCGACGAGGTGCAATGCACTTGGGGGTATGATTTCGCAAACGCAGGACTGATTTTAGTTCAAACAGCATGAACGACTTTCCGAACGATTTTCAGACCGTTGCAAAAAGCGGAAACCAACTCAATCCGATTTCGAGTTACGCTCTCATGCAAAATTTCGTCTGGGCGAAATTGCAGGCCGATCCGACGCTCATTGATCAAATCAGTTCGATGGGGTTTACCGGCTTCAAGCTCAAGATTCCACCCGTACCAAGCGGCGGAACATACGTCCTCGGCGCGATTTCGGGCGCGTTGTCGTGGATCGCAACCGAGGAATGCTAATATGATCCTAGGCCGAACACCAGCCGGAGCGATCAAGACAAAAACTGACGGCGGCCTCCGCGCCGTCGAGTGCGCGTGTTGTAATCCGTGCGGATGCGTAAATTCAAGTGTAAATGCGACATTAAAAGAAGTTTTAGATAATGCAACAAGCGGAATAGTTGATGGATTTTCAAATTTATTTTGGTATCAAAATACACCAAATAATTGGGTTGCGTATTGGGAGATTCCGCTGGATATTGGAAATATTTTTTATAATGCTTACTACAATAATGGCTGTTTTGCATTTGAAGCTGAAGGAACGGGCTTTGGATATTTAACAACGGGAACCATTGAGTGCCCTCCGCCATTTGGTGATAATTATACATACGAAGAAAAAACTTATACATTAAACGGGTTTTCATTCCCTTGCGTTTCAGCTATGCAAAAAAATCCACCGGGGCCTCAAGCTCCTTTTCCGCCTCCAGTTTTTGTATTTACATGACGCTTCCTCCGTACATCGCCGAACGCCGCGCCCAAATGCTCGCCCGATTCGGCCACGCCGCGCATCGCTTTGCTCGTGCAGGCTTCGCCGCCATCCCACCCGAAGCCCTCGCCAGCCGCGAAGCAACGTGCCGCGCCTGTCCCGAATGGGACGCCACCGCACTCAACGCCACGGGCCGTTGTCGCAAATGTGGATGCTCCACATGGGCAAAGCTCCGCATGGCAACCGAGAGATGCCCGCTCGGCAAGTGGGAAGCTGTTGACAAAACCGACAAGTAAATGGCACGCGATCTTTTTATTGACACAACCAACCGCCGATTGGCGACGAGCTTGACGAGCTTAACGCCTGCGACAACGCCGCGCTTCGTGAAGGGCGACAACGGCGCGATCAACCTCTATTTTCTAGAGGCGACAAACAACGTCTCCGCGCCGTTTAATGTGGTCGATTATACAGGCACAAGCGTGAAATTCGGCGTAGGGAGCCGCACAGGAACGCCAGCATCCGGCACGTTCACGCTCTCCTTCGGAGGCCAGACGAGCGGCGCGATAGCATACAGCGCGACAGCAGGCGCGATCTCGTCCGCGCTCAACTCACTCTCAACGATCACCGCCGCAGGAAAGGTATCCGTTGACGGCACGATGGCAACCAACTTTGTTGTTTCGTTCAACTCGGCAGGCACGCAGGGCGCGATCACGGGCAACTTTACTCGGCTCATTCCAGCCACAACTGCGCTCATTGACGAGCGCATCGCTGGGGACGCAACCAACGCCGAAATTCAAGAGCTTCAGCTTCGTCTCGCTCCCGCAGTCTACGAGCCAACTTGGACTGACCTAGGAACGGCATTGACCGTCAGCGTGGCGACAACGATAACCGGATCGCCGATCAACAACGAGGTGCAACGCGTATCATTTTCTCGCGCGCCGTATCTCGGGAGTTTTCGCGTTACGGTTCCGACCTATAACGTGGACATCGCTTCGACCATCACCGACGGCGTATTTATTACGACAAGCAACCATGGCCTTACACTCGCCCAACCAGTAGTGCTAACAGGCTTCACTGCTCTCACCGGTTACACGGCAGGGCTTCAATACTTCGTTCGATCAATTCCACAGACCAATGAATTTTTGCTGGGAGTAACAGCGGGGGCCGTCGCTATCACGACCGGCACAGGCACGGTGACAACGGGCAGCGTAGCCACAACCGTCCTACGCCAGACCGATCCGCTCGACGCAAGCACGACAGCAGCGCAGTTGCAAACAGCACTCCAAGCACTTGACAGCATCGGCGCAGGAAATGCTACTGTCGGAGGCATTCAAAATAGTTACTTCGATATTAGTTTTGGTGGAGCGAAAGGCTTCACCGACTTGCCAACACTTCAGGTGCAAAGCGGATTGAGCGCGGCACCAGGCAAGACCGCCGCAGTCGATTTTAATACGTTCGGCGTCCGCGATCTGTTGCTAAACTCAACTTCGGTCACGACCGAGATCGAGATCGAGCTAACGACCGCAGGCGAGAGGAGCACGATCATTTTGCAACCATGCACACTTACCGAAGAGCTAATTTCGCAAGGCGGACTGAGCTAATGGACAGCCACGCTTTTCATACGCTTGTCGGAACGTCCGCGCCAACAGCCGCTGTATTGATCTCGTTCAGCGAGGTTGAAGCATGGCTTCGCATTCTTTCGCTTTTGATGGGAATTTGCATCGGTGCAGTTTCGTTGTATAAAATGACTAGACCCAAAAAACCATGAAAACACTACTAGCAAAATTGAAAGAACCCTCAACAATTCGCGGCCTCGCCATCATCGGCGGCGTTGCCGGTTTGAGCATGGAACCAGCAAAATGGGACGCAATCGGCGCGGCGGTCGCCGCCATCATTGGACTTATCGAAATCTTCCGCAAAGAAAAATGAGCGCGAAAACCATCGCGCTTTGGATGATCTTGGTTTCCTTCGCGTTCTTGGGAATGGCGTTTCTTACTTCATGCGCTGGGTTTAAAAATCCGTCGGTATGTTTGAAAACCGATTACGGAACATTCTGCTACGAATTGCCGGATATCCAAAGCCTCAAAAAATGACGTTTGACGACCGCAGCGAGATTCAGCTTGCAACGCTCCACCCAGCGATGCAAAAGGCCGCACGCGCCTTTCTAGGCGTTGCAAAGACTATATGTGCTAAGGTGGGCTGTGACGTTAAAATCATCAGCGGCACGAGATCGTATATGGAACAGGATGCGCTCTATGCGCGGGGCCGCACGACTCCAGGGAAGAAGGTCACGAACGCCGCCGCCGGTCACAGCAATCATAATTTCGGTATTGCTTTCGATATCGGAATTTTTCGCGGCAAAGAATATTGCGGAGAACATCCGCTCTACCACGAACTCGGCACGCTCGGCAAATCGCTCGGCCTAGAATGGGGCGGCGACTGGAAGTTCGTTGACGAACCCCACTATCAGTTGCGCCCGCATTGGGCGAAGGGAATGACCGAGCGCGATATGCTCGCCAATTTACGCAACCGAGTATCGAAAAAAATAGACGTCCTCGCTTGAAAAAAAAGAAACAACCGACGGTTGAATCGGAGCGCGCGGAAGCACTCGCAGAAGCGAAGCGGCTTCTCTCCGAGCATTACGACTGCGGATTCACCATCGTCTCTTGGGAGCAAGCAGGCGAGACGATGCACGGCGAGTTTGTATTCGGTAACAAATACGCTGTCGAGGGACTCGCAGGCGACTCTTTCAGTATTTTATTCCCAGACACCGAAGAAGAAGAGGAGGACGAAGAAGAATGAAAATGACATTGGAGTTTGACGAGACCGAGCGATACGAGCACGAGGTGTCCTGCAAGGCACTTGATATTCTGATCCTAGTGGATGACATCGACCAAGAGCTACGAAGCGCACTCAAACACGAGTGCGGAGAGTTTGCAAAACTCGACGAAGACACTATGGAGGCCGTCCGTGCTTGGATATGGAAGGAACGGAGTGACCGAAACATTCCAGAGCTAAAATGAAAGGCTGGAAAAAATGGATGGCTGTCGGATGTTCTCACGGCGACCAGATCGACCCAGAGGCACGTAAGGCCGTTTTGACGTTCAAAGACCGCTGGAAGCCGGATACGACAATTCACCTAGGCGACT